TTACGAGGTTGACATGTTGAACGAAAGCATCACTGCTGTAGCCACTGACGGGAGCACACAAGACGCGTCTTCCATGCTCATTCCTGCTACGAGCAACTTCTGGCGGATTCCACCGGGAGGATCTTCCATCTCAGGGCCGTCCGGTGGCGGAGTCTTTGGCACGACCGTAGTCTACGCACGTGATGCCTGGGCATGACCATCAGGCCAATCAGCCCGATCCTTTCCGGTTCTTCGGAACTTGATCTATTTCTGGATCCGTTTGCTCCGGCAATCATCAATGGTCGTAAGCCGCAGGTCTCTTGGCGGTTTGTTCTTTGTGACCTGAACGGGTTCCCGATCTCGATCATTACTGCGTTGATGCAGAACACCACGATGACGTTCTTGCTTAACCGACCAAGCACACTCTCGTTCCAGGTGCCGAGTGATGATGACCACTTCAACACTCTCTATTTCGATGACTTCCCATACCTGGCCTGCGGCAATCGGATCATCAAGGCGTACCGGAAGATCGAGACCGACAAGAAGTGGAAGCTTCGCTATGTCGGGCGTGTGTGGAACATCCAGGATACTGGTGACGGAAACGTAGTTTCTACCACGGTCACCTGCTACGACTCACTGCAGGAACTAAACTCCCGCATCGTTCGCAATGATGCCGGTAGCTTCCACAAGACGGTTAAGTTCTGGCCGCACGGTACGACCAACCCTGGTAACAAGTACAGCTACGGCACAGCGATCAAGGAGATGATTGACCGTACCAACACACACGGTGCTCGACCGACAACCATCGACACTGGGGGGTACTGGGATCCCGAGATCTTCGGTGGGAGCATTAACCCGGCGGCTTCCAGCAAGCTACCCCTGCTCGCCTACAACCAGGCAAAGATCTTGCCGTCGATGGTCACGATCACAGATACAGCACTAGTGGACCTAGAGGTGACCTACCTGGATACGAACTCAGACCCATCTAAGAACCCAATCGTCCCTGCGCCATTCTTGCGTTTGGGGGCATCCGCACAGGTTGGGTCTCTAGGTCAGATTGTCTCAATCTTCGGCTATGCAGCTGCCCCAAAGAACACTGCCAGCATGACACGTACCCAGGACATGACCACTTTCGCCAACGATGTCACGCTCTACGGTGCCAGCAATCGTGGTCGAATCTCACACCAGGTAGATAGTGGTAGCGGTCTGGACACCTACGGTGCGTTCGAAGATGTGATCGTAGAATCTTCGATCCATACCAAGATTCTTCTCGATGATTTGGCGAACGAGATTCTCAAGCTTCGAAAGAAGCCTAGAGAGTTGGTTAACTTCATTCCGCTGCCCGAGTTGGCACCGCTGCCGTGGGACGACTGGAATCTAGGGGATACCGTTCAGGTGCATCTTGGAATCCCGAAGAGCCATCGACCAGGAGATAAGAACCCGCTCACCCGCGAATCTCGAATCGGTAAGCAGCGGGTGTACGGGTTCACCATCGGAATCGAGGAGAACTACAGCGAGCACGTTACAGCCATGATCTTGAGCGCAGACGCAGAGCCGACCGTATGAAGACACTCACCCCCACCTCCATTGAAAAGACCGTTTACGGCGAACATGGCTCGACACTCATCGAGCACGAGACCCGCATCGGTCTGGACTTCGTCTATGTCGGAACCTACCCTGGAGACGCGAACACCACTGAGGACTCTCCACCGTTCCAGAACGGGTGGATTAACGAAGGTGGGCCGTGGGTTCCTCTTCGCTTTCGCTGGCAGCGCGACGGCTACGTCGAGATGGAGGGTTGTGCGATCAACGGATCACTTGGAACACCGATCTTCACTCACACTGATGATCTCTTCATCCCTGATTTCGACACACCCCACGTGGTCACAAACTCAACCTTCACCTTCGCTGTGCTAGTTGTTCACACGGACGGCACCGTCACCCGAGAAGCATGACCGAGCGTAAGTACGTCATCCGGCCCGAGTTCGCCAAGGAAGTTCGCAACACCCAGGAACTGTGGGAGGAGATGATCCGGGTCAAGAACAGCTTCCGTTCCTTCCTCAACCACTGGCACTTCCTTGACCAGGACACCGGACGAGATCGCATTCTCGGCGAGGTGCTCTGGCCTGCCCAAGAAGAATTCGTATCCGTTGCCGAGCAACATAACTGGGTCTTCTTCCTTAAGGCTCGCCAGCTGGGAGAGACAACCATCGCGTGTGCCTTTGACGGTTGGGTTGCACGTTGGCGAGACATCAACGGACGCGTACACGTCTTCTCTAAGCGAGACGAGGAAGCTGTCGAACTACTCGACCGGGTCAAGTACGGTCTGGAAAGGCTGCCCGATTGGATGACGCTACCGGCCAAGAGGAACACCACACACGAGTATGTGCTCGATGGAGACGGCCGTGACATGATCACTGACGAGTACGTTTCCGACCGAAGGATGATCAAGGCATACCCGGCTGATAAGAACCCGGCTCGTGGCGCTACCTGCACCCATGCTCACCTCGACGAGTGGACGTTCATGGGAGACCCACGAAGAGTCTGGCAGGCTGTCGAAGCGAACTCTTCTGGCTCGGTGCACTTCGTCACCACCAGCGAAGGCCCGACCAACTACACCTCCCACTTCTGGCGCAAGTGCATGGCCGGGGATGTCAAGGATCGTCAGATGCGGCCTGTCTACGCTTGCTTTATCTCGGCCCTGATGCGGCCGGATCGAGACCCGGCGTACATCGCTGCGAAGAAGGCTGAAGATCCGATGGCAGGTGCTTGGGAATATGCCCTCACTTGGGAGGAAGCACTTTCGGCCGGAGGAGACACACTCTTCCGCTCAGCTGACGTGGACACCTGTGGTACGGACTTCCGAGGACTCTCCGAACCCAAGCTCGGCCGCAAGTACGCCAAGGGCTGCGATGTCGGGAGACACAAGGATGCCTGCGTCATCACAGTACTCGACGTCACGGAGGACGTGTTCGATGTCGTCTTCTACAAGCGACTGCGCGAGGCTACCTACCCAGAGATCCAACGGGAGCTTGAACACGTGCACCGGCAGTACCGTGGCCCAATCAAGATCGAGAAGAACGCGGCTGGTGAGGCCGTGATCGAGAATCTCAACTTCGGAATCGAGGAGCAGAAGGAGGCCAAGTTCGTCACGAGCCAGGCGTCCAAGGCCCGCATTCTAAGCCAGCTGAACCTGCAGATCCAGAACGAGATGATCCGCTGGGATCCCCTCGAATGTTCACAGCTGGATTCTGAGGTTCGCGGATACCAGCTACCGGACGACAACATTGTCCAGGACAGCGTGATCAGCCTCTGTCTAGCCCTCGAAGCTGCGCCGCAAGCCTACACGGTTGGCAAGGTCGGCAACGTTACTGGCTGGTAGGCATAGAATCAACTTGAATGGCTGAACAGCCCTCTAAGGAAGACGTCAAGAAGGCGCTAGCTGGCGCTCGATCTCGTGACCGTGAGTTGGGTCGCGTCACCAAGGTGCTCTTCCTCGACGATGACGGCAAGGCCGTCGGTGAGTACGCCTCCAGCCAGATTCAGGAGAATCCGTGGGCCGGACAGATGTCGGCCGGTCTCGTCGAGCCTCCCTTCCGCCTGGAACAGCTGGTCTATCTGGCTGAGATGCACCCAGTACATTCAGCTGCTCTGGAGCAGAAGATGCTCGATATGTGCGGTAAGGGCTGGGAGTGGTCACCCCGTGACGAGGAGGATCCAGACGAGGACTGGCGTGACGAGATCGATGAGTGGTTCGAGAGTTTGGCACCGGATGACTTCGATATGCGGGAGAACCTGCAGCAGGTCGTACTCGACATCGAGACCACAGGATGGGGAACTCTCGAAGTAGTCCGCAATGCTTCCGGCATCGTCGAACGTCTCTACCATGTGCCAGCGCACACCGTTCGAGCACACCGTGACGGATGGCGTCTTGCCCAGGTGCGTGACTCTCGCAAGGTCTGGTTCCGGCGCTGGGGTGCTCCGCTCAAGAACAACAAGCCCGTGATGATCGACGCAGTGACCGGAGCGATCACTGTCAACAAGGTACCTAACGATCTCGCCAACGACCTGCTCGTAATCCGCAAGCCTGCTCGTAGGTCAAGCTGGTACGGAATTCCGAGCTACATCTCGTCCATCGGGTGGATCACGCTCTCGCTCGCCGCACGCGACGACAATCTATTCTTCTTCACCAATCGCCGCGAACCTCGCTGGGCGATCATTCTCAGCAACCTAGCGGATGATCCGCAGGTACAGGAAGATCTCCGGCGAGCGTTCGTGGTGGATCTCAGGCAGCCCTACCGCAACCTGATGATTCCGATCACCGGGCCTGGCAAGATCGACTTCCAGAAGCTCACTGATCAGACCGCGCAGGACGGTAGCTTCGCCGACCTGGACGAGCGTGCCAATCACCAGATCATGGTTTCCCACCGAACCCCGGCCGAGCGTATCGCCAATGCAAACGTCGGCCCGCTCGGTGGGAACATCGCTTCAGAGGCCAACCGGATCTACAAAGAGGCCGTAGTTCAGCCCGGTCAGGAGTTGATCAACTCCCGGATCAATCGTTTCCTTGAAATCGAATACCCACTCGTCAATCCGAGCGCGACTGACAATCCGGATCCTGACGACGGCTCGGGAAACACGCAACGAGTTCGCCTGCCGTGGAAGTTCGAACTCGACGATCTCGATCTCGGCACAGAGCGAGAAGAACTCGATCTCGCCGTCATCATGTTCCACTCTGATCTTTCCACGCTACGGGAAGCTCGTGCTCGGCTGAAGATGGAGCCGTTGATGAAGACGGTCAAGCCCGTCCCGCAGTTGGATCCCGTCACTGGCATTCCGAAGGTAGATCCTGCTTCCGGTGAGATCATGCTTCAGGTGCAGGTCGACGAGGACGGAAACGTGCTCAGTGTAGGTGACGAGGTGGAGTCCCCATACAACGACATGCTGTTCACGGAGCTTCCTGGTGCAGTGGCCGCTGCAGGCCCGCCAGGATCACCTCCTGTCGGCTCTCAGGGGCTTACAGGCACCCCTGTGAAGAACAGCCGAGACATGGCTGTCGAGGCTCTGGGGCAAGACGTGAAGAGGCTATTTGACCAAGCCCGACGCCACGACACCACCGTGCGCGACGCCGTGGCCGCACTGAAGGCCCAGCGCTCACAAGCCGAACCTGAAGAGTGAGCAGTCTCCTCACCTCAGCACGAGAGTACCGGCATGGTGCCAAGCGTGTGCTCGTCTCCTACCAGCACCTGAAGCTGATCCGGGATCCTCGACACCAGATCACCGTCAACGCGATCAAGAACAAGATCCAGGTGCAGGAGAAGGCGTGGCAGGAAGGCATCGGCCGGATCTCCAACCAGTGGTCAGATCGGATGCTCGCGGTAGCCGGGGCAGCCATTGCCTACGCTCACCAAAACTGGACGATGGAGAAAGCAGACGAGCCTCATTGGAAGCCCCCGAGCTATGAGGAGATCCAGAATCTGATTGCTGCTGCGTTGGCAGAAGAGGCAATGGTCGAGGGCGGTGTGACCACATATCTCGGGCTGGCCCGGCTCACATCCGAGGCGGGCGGCCAAGCAGCGTTGGCGAAGATGGGTCTTGGCCGGACGTTCGCCTGGGCACACCCACAGAACATGGCTCGGGATCTCTTCAAGGTTCGCGGCTCGAAGGTGATACAGCAGATGTACGACAACCACCTCGATCAGCTGACGAAGATGATCATTGATGCGACAGATCCCCGCCACCCACAGGCTCTATCAGAAGTGCAGGCTCAGATCAAGGCAGCATGGCCGGATCTGCGGGCTTACCAGGTCACACGCATCGCTCGAACTGAGACCGCGACGATCTGGACAGACACACAGCTGAACGCGTACAAGGCAAACGGCATCACGATGTGCAACTCGATCCTGGCGACCGGCCCATCGATCCCCGGTTCTGCCGACTACAACCCGGCAGCAGCGATCCAGACATCAGAACCGTGTGACGAATGTTCCGAGTACGCAGCGGGTGGGCCTTACCCAATCGATGAAGTAGAAATCCCGCTGCACCCGAACTGTCGCTGTGAAGCGACCCCTGTCTTGGAGGACGAGAACGGAAACCCCTGGCTACCGCCCGACCAACCGTGGACTGGAGAGGCGATTAGTGGCTTGGACGCATCGAGCGCTCCTGGTGAAGGAGATGTTCAAGCTGCCCTGACCCCGAATGTCTTCTACCCACCGGTCATAAGGGTGCCAGGTGTCCGACGTCGACGCTGAGATTGCTCGTCTCTCCGCTGAACGCCAGAAGCTTTGGGCCGAAGGCGCACACCCGACCGAAGTGGGGCGTGTAACCAAGAAGCTGGAGCACCTCTACGAAGAGAAGAGAATCGAGGCTGCGAAAGCTCGAACCGGAA